GACAGTACCAACTCTGTAACGGAGTTTGTTGTCCCTATTAAGTCCGAACCAGGTTTCTGGGACGGCGTCAAAGAATGGTTTGGTGGGTCTGAAGCTAGCAATGCGGTGAAAACTGTAACTGCCGCCACTAAATCAGAGAGAAAAGAAGAAGTTAAGTTGACTCAAGTGCAACAAATGGTTTTTGATGAAGCAAAACCTGCGCTTGAACGACTTCTTGATGATCCTGAGCTACAAGAAAAAGCTTGGAACGCCTTTGCAAATAAAGCAAAGAAGGAATGGGAAAACGCCTGTGATGACGTCCATTCGTTTGCAACAGAGAATCCTGCTGTTGTTATCGGTTGCTCCTCTCTCGTTATGAGTGGAGTCGCTACTGGAATTACTGCTGCTGTTGGTGATTCGGAAGATGTTGCTATGGTTGGAATTATTTCAACCGCTCTTTCTGGATCATTAGCATCTTCTGCTTATATTTTACACAAGCAAGGAATTGACATGACTTCGTACGCAAATGTTGCGACGCTGACTGGAACTGTTTTGGGTTCCGCGGCTTTTATGTTGACTATTCGTGAAATTGTTAAGCAAATCAAAAAATATATTAAATCGTGTGAAGAACCACTGATCCCTGAGGCTAAAGAGTCTCCTACTAGTTTAGGTCTTGTATCTGAGCTTGCATGTCGGGTCGGGGTGTTTGCCGCGTTGATTGGTTTGGTTTGTGGAGACATGAAAGGTCTGCGAAGTGTTGTGTCCGCTTGGAGAGATATCCGTTGGAGTTTCAAAGAAGTTAGTAAGTGTTACACTGATTGTGATCTTATCGACCTTGGAATTAAGGATATGGAAGAAGAAATAAAAGAAGCTGAAGAGAATAAAGTAAGCGATGACCTTCTCGAAAAATCGACTGGTTTACTCTACAAAGTGATTGACACTGCGTTAAAGCGTGCAAAATACAATCGTTTTGGTAAGAAGTTAGAAGTTGATGATGTTGATGTTGAGGATGCTGAACAAGATCCCTCATTACAATTCGGGTGGTATCCTGTTGCGAAGGCGGGAGGGCTTTTTGGTTCGGCTGTTGATGTTGACGAAATGCACCCTGATCATTTTGGTCTTTTTGCTAAGTGTGAAAATGAAAAATGGTTAGAAGGTGAGGCCCTTACGGACATGAAAGCTATGGTTAAAGCTGGACTCATTATTTGTTTGGAAGGTGAAGGAGAGATTTTTGATGACACTATTCCCTGGAAAAAACAGAAGAAGATCTGTGTTACTTTCCAGTCCATTACACGGATAGAACCTGTTATGGAATCAAAACTCTTTTCTCTTGCAAAAATGGGAGAAAAAATCCAATCGTATGTTAGAGAAAATAAAACTCAATGTATTGTTGGTGGGTTCGTCTTTGCATCTATTTGCACCGCTGCCGTTGCTGGCCTGTTGTACCAATATTCTGATGTGGTTAAAACTGCAGTTGTTGGTAAAGCGTGTGAAATTGCGACGCCCTTGATTAAAGCTACAACTAATAAGCATGAAGCTGAAGTTGCACAAGCCTACAAGGATGGAACTCTTCCCCCTTTGGACTCGGGAGTTGCTCAAGGAAAAAGGTCTGGTGATGTTGATCCTAGACTTTACTTTTGTACACCACTTATTTGTGGTCCTGATTTGTGTCCTAATTGGGATGACATTTATCGCAAGCGGCAACGTGAACGGTATTTGTATAATGAGGAGTTAATGTTGATTGCTCTGTGCCCTGTTTATAATTCAGAGGCGCGATCTAAGAATAAGGAGAAGAATATGTCCTCCGGAGATCGTGGAAAAGACACACAACGTCAACATGCTCGGCAAAAGGCGGAAGAAGACGCCGCTGTTATACGAAGGGAATTGCGACAAGCTAGAACCGATGATGATCGTGAAAGAGTCATTTGGGAGCTTGTTAACACTCGTGATGGAATTGATAATGACATGCTTGATATTGAAAAGCATGGTTCTGAAAAGAATAAGGATATTTATGACGCTCTTGAAAAGGAATATCTTAAATTGTCGTATAATTTGTTTAAGATGTATGATAATTATGATGTTGCTCCTGGTGCTGCCCAAAGGTATGCCGCTAAGGTTAGTGGAGAGTCTGTTCCTGTCGTTAATCCTGATGATAAAGGAAAAGCTGAGGCTTTGAAGGAGAAAATGCCAGTTGAGGTTAAAGGTTTTGCGCCTAGCCCAACGCCCTTGTTTAGTCAAGGCTCCCCTGCCCAACTTCCTGTTATTGAAACGGTTAAAGTTAATCCCCAACCTGTCTGGGTTCAGCCCACTTGTCCAGTTTTTGAAACAAAGGCTGGTGGTAAAGTTGAAATTGAAGGCAGTTTTGCTGAGGCTAAAGAACCTCAAAATGCTCGACCAAAGCGAAAGCGTGGTGCGAGAAGTGGTAAGGGAAAGAGATCACAGATTGCTAAGTTAGAAGCTGAAATTGAAAAGCTCAAACAATCTGATGCCCCTGCCCCGAAAAAGAAATCTTTTAAGGAAGCTTTAAATACTCCTGCCCCTGTTCAACAACAGAAGAAGGCAAAGGAGCAGAAAAAGGAAGCTGAAAAGCCCAAGCGACCTGGAAAGAAGGATTTTGAGAAGAAGTGTGGTAATTGTGCGTCTAAGGGCCACTTCACTAATCAGTGTTCAACTCTTCCCAAAGGATGGAAAAAGATTCCAGAAGACAAATGGAAAACGATGACCGGTGCTGAAAAAAGATCAGTACATTTGGAAAATTCGAAACTTTTGAAGTCCTATAAGCCTCAATCTTTATCGAAGCATAAACCTATCCAAGGTTCCGCGAGATATCATGATAATTTGATACCAATCTTCAATCCTCGTGCTGGTAATAGCGGTGTTGATTCTGAATTTTGGGGCACTATGTTGTGTGCTTATCAGGATAAAGTTCAATATGTTTGGATAACTGAACACCAACTAGTTCAAGGTGTTTATTATCGCGGAAATGATGGAAAAGTTTATCTTTTGCCAGAAAAAGACAAGTGGATAACACTTGGTTTTGGAAATGTCTCTCAGTGTAGAATTCCAAAGGGTGAATTTAAGCACCTTGCAACCATGCCACACCTCCGTGTTGAGGGACCACGAATTGGAAGTGGGTTTTCGAGTTTGTATATTGGACTCAATCCCCTAACCATGCAAAGAGAGTTTTGTGATACTCCTTATTCATGGGATGGAAAAGCATCTAGTGACGTTATTCATAGTGCTTCCACCGCCAATTTTTCGTGTGGGTCTTTTTTGTATGACTCCGAAGTTGAAGCTGTTATTGCTTCTCATCATGGTACTATTGGACCTGATTCAAAGCTTGGGGAGAACAATTTGTGTTCCCCTTTAAAAGCGATGGGTCCACGCCAGTGAAGACCTTTCGGAAAAGTCATGGCACGTACGTTCCGATACGACAATTTGTCGGCGTACAACCGTATGAGCACTTGAAGCTTGTGGGAACCTTGCCAGGTACCGAGATGACTAATAAACGAAGTTATTCTCGTCGCACTTCAAAATTTGTTGACTTATACGGAAAAGTAGCTCTACAGAATTTATTGAGCATATGTGGTGATAAGTTTCATGTTGTTCACCCGACTGAAGCGAATTACTACAAAACAGTTACATCGTGGGATCAAAAACCGTCTTATACTTATGAAGAAGAAATTTCATTTCTCTTTGCTAAGCAGTTTTTTGATGCTTATTATGCGCCAATTATGGATGATTGCATAGCCTCTTCTGAGGAAATTTGCGCCTATATTGACTGGACTAAGAGTCCGGGTTGGTCCCATACTTACTTTGGTTTTCGAAATAAGGAAGAATTGGTTTCTGTCCTTGCCGATACGTTGTTTTATGATCGTGTCGGTACTTTGCCTATCTGGAATGTTGCCGGAAAGGTTGAGTTTAAAGATTTAGCTGATATTAAAGAAAACAAGATACGGTTGTTTCAAATTCCGTGTTTTGAGCTCTTATATTCGCAACTAAAGTTTGGAAAGCGTGTGTCTCTACGCCTGATGAACTATCATTGGTCAGCATATGGTTTCAATCCTTATGCTGGGGGGTTTGAGCGTTTGGCTCGCCGACTTCTTAGTAAACCGTATCGAGGTTGCTATGATGTTAGTGGTTGGGATAAGTTCTTACCACTCCTCAAAGATATTTACTCCACGCTTTTGAAGCGGGGTAACATCCCAGAATCAGAACTTGAAGAGTTCATGTGGATGGTCACGAATACCTGTGAGTTTATGTTGAAACTCACCAATGGTAATGTAGTCTGTAAAGACTACGGTAATGCTTCCGGTTCAGGTTGTACTACTCGTGATAACATTTTTGGCCATATAATAATTTTTGCTGCCGGTCTTTATGAAGCGTATTTGCTTAAGACTGGAGTGGCCCCTCCAATGTCATTAGTTCATGATCAACTAGTACATTTGTACGGAGATGATAATGTGTATTCTTTAGACGAAGAATTTTCCCTTATGTGTGATGAGGAATTTCTCGGGAAGCACCTAGCCAAATATGGACTTAAACTGAAGTTTTTCTTCGGGGGTTTGAATGCTGATTTGCATACCCTGTCCTTTCTAGGAGCTTCTTTTCAATTTAAAGATAATCGTTGGTTGCCCAAATATGATGCCGTGAGGCTAGCAACAACGATGGTGTATGAGCAAAAGGAGCTCAATCTCGCCCAGCATCTCGGAAAAGCATTTACGTTGATGGTTATGTCGTATCCGACTGACCATTTTGAAGTCTTCTATACTGCGTATGCTTCTCTAGTTAACAGTGATATTGTTAAACGAAATTTAGATGACCCAATGATCCGGAATTACTCATTTGTAGGAGTACCAACTGTCGCTTCGATAGTTGGGTTTTATACTGGTTCAGAGGCAAGTAATCTAGATGATCTGATGTTAGATTTTTCATCGGATCACTTATTTGCTTTCTAAATATTGTGAGGAGAGTTTACATCCTAATCTTTCTTGGAGGGTCCTCTAAACACCCCGTGTTTAAAAGATTTCAAGATGAGTTCTTCTACAAAAACTATGCAAAAGCGTCAACGCAAGACGCGAAAAAGAAATGCTATGGCTAACCAACCTGTTCGTAAAATGGCTGGTGCTAATCGACCGCGGAGACGCCGCGCTCGTGGTGGTAGATCTGGAGTCCCTAATCAGACCAGATTTCAGAACAAAAATGTTCGCCGCCCAACGATGAAAATGTCAACACAAAGAGCTGACACTAAGAGACTTCCTCAATTTATTGAACAAATTGGACAACCCCTGAGCTCTCAAGCTTGGGCCTTGTTTAAGTCCTATAATGTCAACCCTGGTATCGCTGCAACCTTTCCTATTGGTTCAGCTGAATGTGTCAACTGGCAAAAGTATAGGTTTCGTTCTCTCCATTTGGTTTATGAGCCAATTGTTAATGAGTATAATACGAATAATGATGGAGCTGGTGAGATCATTCTGAGTTTTAATCCAGATGCTTCTGATACCCCTCCAACCTCTTTTGCTCAAGCTATCAATCGCAAGCCAGTTGCTCGCGGTCGTCCTTGTGACAACATTCGTTTGACTGTTCCTCCTGCTTTACTGCACCGTCAAACTGATGCCCATTTTCTACGTTTCAACGTCCCACCCGGAGCTTCGGATATCAAGACTTATGATATTGGTCTTGTCGACGTTAGTGTTGTTGGCTGTGGTACGACTGGTACCACAGTGCTCGGAAACCTGTTTTGGCAGTACGAGTTGGATGTTATCACACAACAACAAGCTCTTGTTGGTGCGCCAACAAATTTTTCAACCTCCAATTTCCAATCCGTTGCTATCCCTGCTCCTAATGGGGTTCAGACAACGGTGCCTGTTGCAAACGTTATACAAAACGGTCTTGGAATTGTGAACACTGCGGGATCGCTTGTTCCCCCTGCTGGAAACTACATGATTGATGCTTCCACTAATATTCAAGGTGTTATCACTGCTTTGACAAGCATGACACTTGATGTTCAAAAGAATGGAGCTTCAACTTCGACTCCGAATTCGTATGTCACCAACGCTGCTAATTTGCAAACTGCTGGAACCTTAAATTCGATGCCTGTCATTGTTTCTGCTAACGGAACAGATGCGTTTACTGTTACTGCTTTCTTCATTTATACTGGAGGAGCAGGTCCTACTTATGATACCGTTGTTCGATTTGTTGCTGTCTAGTGGCCTGATCATGGGTCAATGGACACGTGCTAAGCACACGTTAAAATGCCAGTCTTTAGTTGGCTTATCCGCTTGAAAACCGGACCTAGCTTTAGGTGAATTGCGAGTACGTGTATTTATTCGGAACGCT